CGACTGTTCACCTGGCAGACCGCATGCCCGTGTTCATTGGCCTTGAATTCATAAGGGAATCCGTGAAGATTGAACCTCGTCGGCCCCTCTCTCTTCGTCAAACATTCAATCAGCATGACATTCCTCGTCATTCAGGAACAGACCAGGTGCCGTCACCATGCAGGACCTTCGCGGCGCTCCCGTCCGTTTTCTCGATTTTCACCACTTCCGTCCAGGCACCATCATCATAGGTGTAGAAGATCACATCACCATCATCGGTGATCACCAGGCCGCGATCTCCCGATTGCAATCCAGGAATCGCATTGAGCGCGGCATACGTCTTCTTCCAAAAGAGCCCATCTTCCCGGGCATGAACAGATCCGCCGATGACCAGCAAAAACGAAACGATCATCAGGAGACAGGTTATCTTCTTCACAACGTCCTCCCCAATAGAAAGAGGGGGGACCAGGTTCGCAACCCGCCCCCCCCCTCTCACAAGCCAAGCAATAAGCCGTCAACCCGTGAAACTAAACGGATCGATAGCTCAACGTGAATCCAAACGTCCCGGCAACCCTGTTCGCGGCCCTTGTCGAAATGTAGGCCGCAAAGTACCGGTCACTGCTCGATGAAGCCGCACGCGGAACAGTCTTGAGTGACGACCTGGTTATCCCGGCAGACCTGGAGGAAGTGGAAGAACTCAGGAACGTATTACTCCCATCCAAGGTAGCCTGCTTGTCGTTCTCGTTATCCACCCAGGTCCAACCCAGTCGATTCCACTTCCTGGCGGCATCATCCTCCCAATCGGCAGGAAGGGCGGTGAGCAAGCCATAATCCACCAGGAGCGCGGCCCCGCCATCCAGGTCGTCCGTATCAATGGTGAAATCGATCAACTCACACTGAGCCGGAAGCACCGCAAGCCTGATCACGTCCGTTGCCTTCAGGGTTGCCGGAAGACTCACGGAACCTCGAACCATCATCACGGCGCCGGCTTTGGCCGAAGTGGGTTTGTTGGCATAAGGCCTGACAGCCTCGGCATCGAACATCACCTGCTCATCGAGCCGGTAAGTGGCTGTCAATCCAACGGTGCCGGAAGCCGCAGCAGTCTCGGCCGCCGCGTGAACTTTGACCCCCAGGTATCGCGTGCTCATGGACGGAGGAATACGGCACAGGGCTTTCACAGAACTGGCAGCCCGCACCACCCCCCCGGCCTGGGCAATGGTTGATGCTGAGAGAAATTCCTGACCTGATTCGATAGCGTCATCGGCTGCATTGAGTATCCCGACATCAAGGGTGATGGTGGGGGTCTCATGGGTGTCGAGATCATCAGTGTCAAGAAACAGGTCCATCAAAACACAATTGGCGGGAAGCGGAACCAGCTTCATAATGTCATCCGTCGTGAGGGTCCCGTCCACCGAGACTTCACCCCTCACGGAAACAACATTGTAGTTGCCGGCCTTTGCCAATGTCCCGCCGCTGACCAACGAAGAAGTCAACAACGCCATGGCCTTACCTCCTTTCAGGCAAGAAGAAGGTTAAGCCCTAAGCGGCTTTGTAGAAAAGGGTCAACCCAACCGTCCCGGCCGCCTTGGTGCCGGTGGCAGCCGTGGTGATCTTGATGCCGACATACCGGAGAGTGGTGGTCGAAACCGCCGTCCTCGGCCCAGTCTTGGTGTCCATCCGAGCAATACCCCCAGTCTGACCAATCGCACTGGTGGTAATCAGGACATCACTCGTCAGATCGGTGCAGGCAGCATTCATGACACCTACCGACATGGCAATGCCGGTGCTGGAGTCCAAATCATCGGTGTCGAGGATACAATCCACGGGAACACACCCCGCAGGCAGCGGAACCATCTGCAGAGTCTCGTCTTTGGCAAGGGTATCAAGCACAGCCACCTCGCCGCGCACGGCAATGAGCTCGGAACCGGAGGGCTCGATGATAGCGGCAGTGGAGGCACAAACGTCCGATTGATAAGTTGCAGCCATGATGTAATCTCCTTCATGGTCTAAGGCCCTCCTGAGCCGCAATCAAAAAAGCCCTCCCATTTGAACGAGAGGGCAAAACTAAGGGCAATTACAAGTCGGCCGGGACTACGGCTTCTTGGCCGCTGTATCAATGGCCATGACGCCAAAATCCTTCGAGTTGAAGGTGACCTTCTTGATGCCGAAGATTGTCGCGGTGGTGATAACAGCCTGATTGCCGTTGTCGCGGCTCTCCTCATTCCAGTCGAACCGCAACCCGGAACCCGGTGAACCGAACGCGCAAACAGCCGCCTGAGTGCCCATAAACAAGGCACGACAAGCCTCCACGTTATGGCCGTTACCGTAATCCGAGAACCGAATCAGGGCTTCGTGCTCGTGCAAAAC